GAACGCCCCGAACGACGACCAATTCGATGTTCTGGTTTACGGCCTTGAGGAAATGACGGGCGGGTTCAATATCGACGCTAAAATCGAAAGCTTTGCCAAAAGCTCAAAGTGGAAAAAATCTTGATATAAAAATTAATGCAATGCTATTATTGCGGCGAGGGAATATTTATGTCAATAACCGACACGGTACGGAATTTTTTTAAAATAAAAAAACAAGCGGCAACAAAGCAGCCTTTCGGGGAAATCGGCGTTTCGGGAAATCGCATGTCGGTCGGGCGCTCGGACGATGAGTTTTTGACAGAGCTTAAAGGCGATAAGGCGGTCAAGGTTTATAAGGAAATGTCAAAGAACGACTCGACGGTCGGCTCGGTCTTATTTGCAATTACAATGCTAATACGTCAAATTGATTGGAACGTACAGCCAGCCGACGAAACGCCGCAAAGCCGGGACGACGGAGAATTTTTAAAAGGATGTCAAGGGGACATGTCGCATACTTGGGGCGACTTCATAAGCGAGGTCATGTCAATGGCGACTTACGGCTGGTCGTTTTTTGAAACCGTTTACAAGCGCCGGGCCGGGCAAGATCAGACCGACGGGTCGAAAAGGTCGAAATATAACGACAATAAAATCGGCTGGCGCAAGTTTGCCATAAGGTCACAAGATACGCTTTTCAAGTGGGTAATGGACGACGACGGCGGCCTCAAGGCCCTTGTTCAGCAAGACCCGAACAATTTTAAATATTACGAAATCCCGATTGAAAAGGGTTTGCTTTTCAGGATGTCGACGTACAAAAACAATCCCGAGGGCGAAAGCATTTTGCGCCGGGCTTATCGGTCATGGTATTTCAAAAAGCAAATTGAGGAAATCGAGGCGATAGGCGTCGAACGCGACCTTGCGGGCATCCCGGTAATAACTTGCCCGTCCGAAATTATGGGCGCTGGCGCCGGGTCAAAAGAATCGGCCCTTTACGAATCGCTAAAAGATATTATCGAGGACATAAAAAACGACGAAAATGCCGGGGCGATTTTACCGTCCGATACGGACGATAAAGGAAACCCGCTTTTCAATTTAAAGCTTTTGTCGACGTCCGGGTCGAGGCTTTTCAATACAAACGAAATCATAAATCGAAAAAAGCAAGAAATTGCAATGTCGGTTTTGGCGGATTTTATTTTACTTGGTCATGAAAAGGTCGGGTCTTTTGCGCTTTCGTCAAATAAGACCGAAATATTTGCGACCGCGCTTGGGGCCTATGCCGATAGCATTGCGGCCGTTCTTAATTCGTATGCAGTCCCGAGGCTCTTTGAGATCAACGGAATGAAACGAGAAAAATATCCCGAGTTTAAGCACGGCGACATTGAAAGCATCGACTTACAGGGCATTGCGACGGCGCTTTCGGCTTTGTCAATGGCCGGGATGCCGCTATTCCCGGACGAAAACCTTGAAAACTATATTCGCACGGCCGCCGGACTTCCCAAAATACAGGGTATTACTGAATAATGCTAAAATTCAAAAAAGCAGTTATTGACGTTAAGCCAGCCTTAAAACTGGTCAAGGCGTCCCGGCGGGTTCAATATGAAATACTGCAAAACGTCGCCGACTCTTTAGTCCCGGTTATGAGGGCCGGGCTGGTCAAGGGCTTTGAGGCAATGAAATCGCATGTCAATTTATACGAGATCGTCGACGCAATCGAATCCGGGAAACTGCATTTAATAAACGCACAAATAATAAATTGGGACAAAATAGATACCGACTTTCGCGAACAATTAAAAGGGGGGCTTGGCAAAGGGGTTATTCGAGGGGGAAAGGCTGAAAAGGAGTTTTTTGTCGAAGCGGTTAGGCGGATAATCCCTGAAATAACAGAGGTCGAAATCCCGTTTACTTTAGACAATCCGAGGGTTTCGTTTTGGATAAACCAAAGGGTCGATTGGCTTGTCGGCCGGATGGAAGCCGAGGGCGTCAAGGCCGTTCAGGACGTGACCGCTATGTATTATGAACGCGGATATGCGCCCCACGAAGCGGCAAAGGCGATTAGAGGGTCAATAGGATTAAACCAAAGGCAAGCGGTCGCATTGGGGCGTTATAGGCTCAATTTGATAAACGACGGCCTCGGGAAACGTCAAATTGACAAGCTCGTCGGCCAGTATGAAAGCCGGGCCATAAAGTACAGGGCCGAAATGATAAGCCGGACAGAGAGCGTCGCATCGGTAATGCGCGGGCAACAAGCGACTTGGGAACAGGCCGCCGACGCCGGGTTTATTGACGAGCAAAACGTCAAAAAAGAATGGATTGTCACGCCGGACGACGTTTTATGCGAACATTGTCAAGAACTTAACCGAGAACAGGTAAAAATAAACGATGTTTTTCAAAGCGGGGCGTTTGGGGCGATCGACTCGCCGCCCTTGCATCCGAATTGCCGATGCGTTATGCGCATGGTTTTTGAAAAATAGAAAGGGGCTTAATATGGACACAATGAAATCCGACTTTCTGGCTGTACTCGCCCTTTTGATTTTAATTGTAATTGCTTTTTTATGCGCTTTTAGGGCGGCGGCCGACGACATGCCCCGGCTTGACGTCCCGGACTCAAAAGAAATAATGCTTTGTTATAGTGAAAAAACATTGTTGATTATCCCGGGGATAAGATGCAAGATCGTCAAAACAAGCGATTTGATATTATTTGCCGACGAGGTCGGAAAAGACCCGGAGCCGGAAACAAAACCGACGCCGGAAGCAAAGCAAACGATACCGACTCCGGCCGAATAGGGGGAAAAATGGAACGCAAAAGCATTGACTTAATAATCGCGGCAATGAAAAAAAACATTGAGCCGCCAGTCGTCAAAATGGTCGAGATACTCAAAGAGGCGACGGACACCGAAAAAAGGCTCGTAACGGGTATTGTATTAAAGCCGGACGTCCCGGACGGACACGGGGACATCATGACCGCTGACGAGATCGAGAAAACGGCTCACGGCTTTATGCTACATTACCGCAACATGGGCGAGCAACACGAAAACAAGGCCGACGCCGTCCCGGTCGAGAGTTATATCGCCCCGGTCGATATGAATATCGCGGGCCGGGCGATAGCAAAAGGAACATGGCTCATTACGTCAAAAGTATTGAGCGAATCGCTTTGGTATGCAATCAAGGCCGGGCATTACACGGCTTATTCGGCTGGCGGGTATGCACAAAGACAGCCCCGGCCTTAAATAACTTGACTTATTTTTTTATAATCAACAATAATTGAAACATGCAAGAATTTGATTTATTTAATTACGACGTAAACGAGGTTTCATTTGTCGATAATGGAGCCGTCAAAGAATCTTTTTTAATTTTAAAAAGGGGGAATAGGGCAATGAAAGAACTTATCGAAAAATTGTCAAAGGTCGAAATACCCGCCGACGAAATAAAGGAACTTGTCGAAAAGCACAAACTTTCCGATGAGGACAAAGACCTATTGACCGCAATGCTTGCGATACCAAAGGCAAGCGACAAGGTTTTAAAGGTTTTTATGGAAACGCTCAAAGAGGACGAGCCGGGAAAGGCCGCCGAGGGCGATGGCGATAAAAGCGGCGAGGGTGAGCCGGGCAAGGACAATTCCGCCGCCATTAATGAGGATGAAAAAAAAGAGGAAATAGAAAAGGCTTTAAAAGATACCAAAGCAGAAAAGGAAAAACTTGAAAAAAGGCTCGAGGCAATCGAGGCCGAAAGCCTTAAAAAAGGGTTTGTCGTAAAGGCCGAAACTTTCAAAAATTCAGGGATGCAATCGGGTGAGCTTGCTAATTTACTTATTGAGATTAGCAAGGGCGTGAATAAGGAAACATTCGACAAGCTTGATAATATGCTCAAGTCATACGAGGCCGCAGTTGAGAAATCGGCGTTATTTGACGAAAAAGGAACGAGCGCCGAGGGCGACACAAGCGACGCCTTGAAGTCCATTGAAAAAATGGCAAAGGCCCGCTCGGTCGAAAAGAAAATGACTTACGAAAGGGCATACACGGAGATTATAAGAGAGAATCCCGAGCTTTACGAAAAGCTTTAAGCCGGGCTTATCTTGCAAATAATAAATTTAAACCATAGGGGGAAAAATGGAATCGCAGATAAATTTTAGTACAGGCTTTTTGAAAGCGGCCGCAGATTACTCGGCGAAACAGTTTTATATATTAAAGGCTGATTCGACCGCCAGACAAGCAGTCCTTTGCGGGGCTGGCGAGGCCGCAATCGGTGTTTTGGTAAATGAGCCAGCGTCCGGGAAACCTTGCGTTTTGGTTCATAACGGCGTTTGCCTTGTATACGCGGGCAATACCGTTACCGCCGGAAACGCTTTGATGTCCGATGCAAACGGGAAAGCCGTGCCGCATACCGGGACAAACAAGGTTATCGGCATAGCACTTGAGGGCGCCAGCGCAAATCAAGCATTTTTGGCTTTGATAACATGTTCAAACGTTGCGGGCGCATCGGTCAATTATGGCGCATGGTCGTTTTATCTGAACATGGCCTTGATAGCAAACGGCGACATCATAACGGCTTTTACACCGGGATTTGCCGGAACGATTACAAAGGTTTTCTGGGTTCAGGAAACGCCAGTAACAACGGCGGCAAAGGCATCGGCGCTCAACCTTGAGATTGGGACAACGAACGTCACGGGCGGCGTTGTTTCGTTGACATCGGCCGCATGCACGCCGCTAGGCGCGGTCATTGCCGGGACTGCAATCACGGCGAACAACACTTTCGGGGCATCGGATACAATCAGCGTCGAAGCAAGCTCAACAACGACATTTATCGAGGGCGCCGGGACACTCGTAATCGAGTATTCTTGCTAATTGGAAAAATGAAATTAATTTTTAAATAGGGGGAAACCATGCCACAAGGAGCAGATATTAGTTACAGCGCGCCGCTAACAACTGCGTCGGTCGCGTATTTACAGGACAAAGCAAATTTTATCGCAATGAAAGTATTTCCTCGCGTGTCGGTAGACGACGAAGCCGGGATATACTACATATTTGACAAGGGCGACATGTACCGGGATACCGCCGAGATCGTAGCGCCCGGGGTAGAATTCCCGGACTCCGATTTTGACGTAAGCTCGGGGACTTTTCTTTGTGAAGAATACGCCGCGAAACATAAAGTCCCGAGGCGTAATCGGAACAGGGATAAGGCCAGAGCGACAAGCGATGTTACAATCACCGAGTTTGTGACGCAGAAATGTCTTATCAAGTATGAAAGACAGTTTGCATCCGAGTTTTTCACAACTTCAAAATGGACAGGGTCGACGACAGGCTCGGACATAACGCCCGGCACAAAGTGGGACGCCGCAAGCTCGACACCGATTGAGGATGTCAAGTTACAGGCCCGGTCAATTCAGGCAAAGACCGGATTTGACCCGAACATCTTAATCGTTACGCCGGACGTGGACGGAGCGCTCAAGGCGAATGCCGACATAAGGGGTTCATTAGGAGCGAACGAGCGGGACGTGATACCCAATAGCGTTATGGCCATTCTTTTTGAAGTCGACATGTACCTTGTCGCAAAGGCGGTTTACAATTCCGCCAAAAAAGGAGCGACAGACGTTGTCGGGCATATATTCGGAACGGCCGACGCGCTTTTACTTTACGCGACACCGTCGCCGAATTTGCTTGTTCCAAGCGCCGGATACTCGGTAGTCAATCAGCCTCACGGCGGCAATGAGTTCGGCGTGAGAATCGAAAAATATTGGGACGACAAAACAAAAGCTTGGCATTTTGACGGAAGCATTCTTGCCGACCCGGTTCAGGTTTGTGCGGATTGCGGGGTTTATTTCGACGGCTGTATGACTTAATCGTCACGCGGGTTTTAGTCCTTTGAGGGCGGGGCGGATTATCTCGCCTCGCCCTTTTTGTTAACAATGAAAGCGAGGTTTTAAAATGGGCGTTAAAAATTACAGTTATAAGTATTTTGCAAAAAGGGCAGTTAAGGTTCCCAACAAGGAAACGGGCCAGTTAAAAATATATGGGGTCGGCGAGGAAATCCCAAGCGACGCAATGGACGCAAGGGCCTTTGAGCGCTTGACGTCGTCGCGTGTCGGCTGGATTGAAAAGGTAATAGTGGTCGACAAAGAGAACGCCCCGGAAGTATTAGAGGGCATTAAAAAAGACCTTGAATCGACCGCAAAGCCGAAATATGGACGGCTCAAAGACGAGATAGCAAAGGCAAAGGCGGCCGAGGAAGCAAAGGCGGCCGAGGCTGAAAAGCTTGTCGAGCCGACAGAGGGCAAGGTAAAGGTCGAGGCCGAAAAGCCAGTTGAGCCAAAAGTCGATGAAAAACCAAAATGGAAAATAGGCCGAAAAAAGAAAGGGTCAAAATAAATGTCGTATGACAATACTTTAGCGACAGACCGGGACAAGGTACGTTTTTATATCGGGGACACGTCGAACGATGCGACGCTTGAGCGGCTTTCCGATAACGAGATCGACGCCATGCTTGCCGATTATTCAGACCCGCTTGTTTGCGCCTTGAAATGCGCCGAGGCTTTGCTTGCCAAATATGCCGGATACGTTACTCAAACGGTCGGCTCGGTTTCGGTTCAATATTCTAATTTAGTCAATCAGTATGAAAAGCTTATTTCCAGATTAAAAGCAAAAGTCGCGACACAAGCAAGCGGCGCGGTATGGGTCGGCGGCATTTCAGAGTCAGAAAAAACCGCAAACGAAACGGACACCGACCGGGTCGAGCCAGCTTTCGAGCGGGGTTTTCAAGACAATGAAAGGTAAAGCAAAAACCGTAATAAAAGACCGGGGTTATAAAAAAATTATCAAGGAAATTGAAAACACTAACAACGCTCAGGTGACGATCGGGATACACAAGGGGGCGGGGACTTACGAAAAATCAAAGGTTCTTATATCCCAAGTCGCTTTTTGGAACGAGTACGGGACAAGTCGAATCCCGTCCCGGCCGTTCATGAGATCAACAATCGACGCAAAGGGCGGGGCCTTTCGTCAATTGACAAAATCATTATGGGGCGACGTTTTGACTTTAAAAAAGACGACTGAAACAGCCCTCGGAGCGCTTGGGACGCGCATCGCAATTGAAATACAGGGGCAAATATTAAATTCGATTGCATGGGCCGCGCCTAATGCGCCGAGTACAACTTTGAGAAAAAGCTTTAATCGGGGCTGGACGACCCGGCCGCTTATTGCGTCGGGGACTCTTTTGAGGGCGATCGGCTGGCAAGCGGAAGTCAACAAGGTTAAAAGCAAGGTCAATAAAAACCCGGCGGGGAAATAATGAGCTTTGAATTTGGGAAAATAGGCGATTGCGAATTGATGAGGGTACAGGCGGCGAAGCTTTTGACTCAAGACATGCAACAAACGATTACTTTCTCGGCCGTTCCGACGGTCGGGACTTGGCGTATTGGTTACGATCATGAAACGACTACATGGCTTGATTATAACGCAGATGCGGCGGCGGTAAAGGCGGCCCTTTTGCTTTTGTCAGGGATAAACGATATTGACGTCGGCGGCGATTACAGCGACGGATTTGAAATCACTTTTCAAGGCGTTGACGGGAACACCGACAAAATGAAATTTGAAGTCGCGACGTCCGGCTTAAAAATATTGCTTGTAGATGTAACTGTCACCGTTGAAATAACAGGCCGGGGATATGACAATCTCGGGAATTATCGTCAAGGGGTTTTGACCGAAACCGAAATAAGCGCCAACGTGCAGCCCTTGACTGGCAAGGAAATTGAGCAATTGCCAGAGTATGACAAGGAAAGGCGTCACTTAAACTTATGGACAAAAACCGAAATTACGACAAACGATTCAATCGAATATGAGGACACCGAATTTGAAGTCAACAAAGTCGAATTATGGCGCGGGTATTACCGGGCTTTAATAATCGAAAGGCAAAATCAATGAAAATAAATATTTTGCAAAGGCCGACGGCGTATCCTATTGAGATTAAATACGACCCGGAGTTTGACGTCTTAAATTTTTTTTGCTCTTGCGTTTTGGCCGGGTTATGCAAATTTGACTTTGAGGTCAGGGAAACCAAAGACCTTTTAATAATAGCTACCGATTATAAAAATATCGGGTATAACTTTACGGAATTAAACAAAAATGCCGCACAAGTACAATAGAATTTTTGAAAAGGCCGTCAAAGATTGGGTCGAAAATGAGCTTTCCGGGGACTTGGTAACATGCATTGCCGAAATGCAAGACTATCAGGCCCCGAAACCAAGCTTGCCTTTTGTTACTTATAGGGTCGCGGCCCCGGTCGCGTTGCAATCAGTCGACGATGCGACTTATAGGGCCTCGGGCGATAATTGCGGGGCGACTTATAAGAACACGCGGCAATTTTCTATTTACTTGACTTATTATGGGGACTCGGCCCTTGAAAAAATGGTCACGCTGCAACGGTCTATCGGCAAGGATACCGTCCGGGCGGCTTTCAGAACGGCGGGCTTTTCGGTAATAAGGGTCGAGCCGTTACAGGATACAACGACTTTTCTTGAAACAGGGTTTGAAAAAAGGGCCTCTTTTGACCTTATTTGCGCGACTCGGGAATCATGGTCAGAAACGCTTTATCGCATTGACGAGGTCGATTACGTCGGGACTTTGGACTCTTTAGCGGATACTTACGACATTGAGGACTAAAAAACATTGATTTTAAAATTTTTACAATGCTATTATTTAGGCAAAAAGATTTAAACCATTTAAAGGGGGATTGATAAAATGCCGAACATATCTGATTATATACAGGTCACAATTACCCGGCTTACTCAAGGGGTCAAACGGACGGGGTTCGGGACTTGTCTTTTGCTAGGCGAGGTCAGCGAATTTTACGAGCGGACAAAATCTTATAACAGTATTGCGGCGGTCGCCGATGATTTTGCGTCGACGGACACAATTTATTTAATGGCCGCAAAATTTTTCAGCCAGTCCCCGAGGCCCCGGACTTTAAAGGTCGGCCGCAAGTATGCAAACGTAAACGCAAAGCAGACTTTATCCCCGGACGCAAATCCGACAGCCGGGACTTATACAATTACGCTAGGGGCTTTGACGACAGCCGCAATTAATTACGATGGCAATGCCGCAGCAATCAAAGCGGCGCTTGAGGCTCTGGCAACGGTTACGGAAGTCACGGTTACAGGGTCGCTTTCCGCCGGGGACGTAGTCGTAGAATTTACCGGGGCCGATGCGAATACACATTTCGCAACAATGTCGGTCGATGCAAGCGGCTTGACGACTACAACGGCCGTTACGGTTACGGTGAATCAATACGGGTCGGCCACGGAAACGTGGGTCGAAGCAATTAGCAATGTAGTCGCATTTGACAATGACTGGTATTGTTTGGTCGCAACGACCCGGACAGAGGCCGACATTCTTTTGATTGCAGCCGACATCGAGGCAAGGCGAAAAATCTATATTGCGGGCAGCGAAGATGCGGCGGTCATAACGAGCGCGACAGACGACGTTGCGAGCGATCTTAAAACCGCAAATTATATCAGAACAGCGCTTGCATACTCGGAAACATCGGGTCATTATTTCGACATCGCTTGGGCCGCGCACATGCTTGCAAAAGACGCGGGGTCGTCGACTTGGGCTTTTAAAAGCTTAAACGGGATAACGTCCGACACTTATACCGACTCCGAACTTGCTTATGCACTTGGCAAATATGCGAACGTATTTATCGAGCTTGGCGGCAAAGACGTCACGCTTGAGGGGACAGTCGCAAAGGGCGAATATATCGACATTACCCGGGGCATTGATTACATTCAGGCCCGCCTTGAGGAAAACATTTTCGAGGTATTATCGTCGGTCGATAAAATCCCCTATACGGCAAACGGAATTGCAGTGATTGAGGGGATAATCAGGCAAACGCTCGAGGATGCATACAGGAACGATATTATCGTTAAGCCGGACGGCGGCTTTGACGTTACCGTCCCGAACATCGACGACATATCAACGACCGAAAAGGCAACAAGAATATTGCCGGATGTCGAATTTACCGCAACAATGAAAGGCGCAATTCATGAGGTCGTAATTCAAGGCTTAGTCCAAGTTTAATAAAACAGGGGGTTAAAAATGTCAGCCAAAGATTTTGATATTAAAGAATTGGCCGTCGTTATCGGCGGCGCGTTGGCTCATGGTTACGCGTCCGGCGGGGACGCGGTGAGCGTTGCTTTTAACCGGGAGCTTGCGAGCTTAATCACCGGGGCCGACGGCGAGGCCGCGCGGTCAAAAATGAATGACGATTCGGCCGAGATAAGAATTCGACTTTTGCAGTCGTCGACTTTTAACGAAACGCTTTCGGCTTATGCCCGGACACGCCAGACTTTTACGCTTGCGATAAAAGACAACAACGGGACAACAATTGGGATCGCCGAAACCGCGTGGGTTAAGTCAAGACCCGATTTGAGTTTTGGCGAGGAAGTCGGCGAACGTGAATGGGTGCTTGAAACCGACAGACTAGAGGCGAACATCGGCGGGGTTAGCTAATGCAAAAAGAAATCAAGAAATCAATCGACGGGAACGAATATATTTTTTATCAATTCCCGGCGACTCTCGGGACTAAGGTTTTAATTAGACTGTCAAAGCTTTTGGGCGAGCCGCTCGGACTTTTGGGCGGCGACGTTTTAAAGGGCGGCGTAAAAGGCGCATTGACCGCCGATGCGGGCGCCGCGATTGGCAAGGCGGTCAAATCCCTCGCCGACAATATGGACGTCGACGAAACATACAGCCTTATCCAGACTTTTTTCAATCAAGTCCATTATAAAGGCCAGTCGTTAACAGACATTTACGACGTACATTTTCAAGGCAAGTATGCACTTATATTTAAGATATTGCGTGCGGCCCTCGAGGTACAATACGGAAATTTTTTCGGAGAAATCGCCGCAATTTCCGGCGCTCAAGCGGCGGCGGGTACAAGCTCGGAAAAATAAATATCAACTGGTTTATCTGGCGCCCGATAATAGAGGGCGTCGCAACGCTTGAGGAAATCGAGCGCCATTACTCAATTGACGACCTTGCCGACGCAAACGAGGCATTGGACATAAAGGCGGAAGCGGAACGCGCCGCCTATGAAAGCGCCTCGAAACAATCCCGGAAAAGGTAATAAAATATGATTGTAAGAGAATTATTGACGACTTGGGGATTTAAGGTCGACGATAAGGCTTTAAACAAGCTTGACAGTCAGGTCAAAAGCTTGACGAAATCTTTTGCTTTGATTGGTGCGGCCGGGGTCGCAGCCGGGGCCGCAATGTTTGGGCTTGCAAAATCAACGGCCGCGTCCGGGGACTATTTCCGAAAAACATCTCAAGCAATCGGTGTAAACGCAGAGCTTTTGCAGAAAATGGCGCATGTCGCAACTTTGGGCGGTGTATCGCAAGAGGAACTTGTAAACGGCATGCGAATTTTAGCTAATACAATGGTCGACGCCGGGGACGGCCTCGAAACATATTTAAAAGCTTATGTCAAGGTCGGCATTTCTCAAGATCAGCTTAAAAATGGGCTTGTAACGAACGAGGAAGTCCTTTTAAGGGTCGCCGACAAGTTTTCCCAAATGGCCGATGGCATTGAAAAAACCGCAATTGCTCAAGACTTATTCGGCCGGGCCGGGGCAAAAATGATACCGATGCTTAATCAGGGCCGGGAAGCAATCGCCGCGCAAATGGCCGAGGCCGAGCAATTAGGCTTTATTTTTGATACAAAATTGCAAAAGGCGTCCGAACAATTTAACGACCAGCTTGCCCGAATGAAGCTTTTTGTCACGGGTTTAAAAAATGTTTTAGGCGCCGAGCTTATCCCCGTTTTTAACAAGTATTTTGACCGCATTTTAAAATATGTAAAAGCAAACAAAGAATTGGTCAAGCAAAGGACAATCGAATATTTTTATAAACTTGGGGACGCGATAAGGTTTGTCGGCCGGGTATTGGCTTTTTATATGGCTTTTAAAATCGCGATGCTTGTCGGCTCTTTGGCCGAAGTCGGCTTTATGACCTTAAAGGCGGCGGCCGGATTTAAGCTTTTAGGAAATTCCGCGTTAATAGCCAATTTAAAGATATTTGCAATCGGATTGGGAATCATAGGCTTAATAGGGCTTATTGAGGACTTATACGGCCTTATGAGCGGAAAAAAGTCGCTAATAGGGTCATTGGTCGGCGAAAATTGGGAAACGGCTCTGCGTTCAATTCCGGAGCAAATAGCGGGTACTATATGGGACTTTAAAGAGGCGATAAAGACAATGGGCGCGGCAATTACGGGCAAAGAGTACAGTCCCCAATATACCCATTACGACAAAAATCCCGAGGCGAGGCCAAAGGGCCACGCCGACCGCAATACGACAATAAACGTTAATGTTAAAGGGGGCGAGGGGGCTTATCAAACGGGCCGTGAGATCGGGCGCGGGATAATAACCGAGCTTGAATTTACAAAAGCAAGCACGCCTTAAGGGGAAACAATGGCCGATATATTTGAATTATTTGGCGGAGCAAAGGCCCGGACAGAGTTTCAATCGATGGTTTTTATCGAGTCCGGGAACACGCACGTTCGGGAAAAAAAGGACGTTTTGACTTTGGACGCAACGATCGAAACAAATCACAATTTCGTTGCCAGAACGTCCGAGCATCCGATTGAGGGCGGCGAAAATGTCGTCGATCACGTCGATTTACGTCCGGCCAGTATAACAGTCAGGGGCGTAATGAGCAAAGAGCCTCTAACGATTGTAAGCGCCTTAATTGGCAATTTTGCCGGAGCCTCGAGCATTGCGACCGAGGGCCGGGGCTTGGGTCTAGGCATCGCCGGGAACGTTGCGCAATCTCAATTAGGCGGATATTTGCAAGAATCGATTTACGGAGATCGGGCCAAAGACTCGCTCGAAACGCTTTTGACCATGTATGCCGAAAAAAGGCTGATTGACGTTGTGACCAAATTGCGAGTTTATCAGGACATGATTATTGAATCAATTAGCATACCTAGCAACATAACACACGGCGACGCAATAGAATTTACGGCGAACATGCGTGCCGTTCAAATAGTCGAAAGCGAAACGGCGACCATAAGCGAAAAAATATCGGCGACAAACACGCCGACCCCGGCTGATAAGGCCGACAAGGGCCGACAGGCGGCCAAAAACGTGAGCGACCAGAAAATAGACGATATTAAAAAAGGGGCGACTACTACCTTGTATAAGGCGGCTGATTTATCGTTAAAACTTTTAGGATATACGGGGCTTGAATAATGGCAATTATAATCAAAGAAATTCCGCTTTCAAACAATGTCCAAAATTACAAGTTTACGATTAACTTGCGCGGGGCGGTGTATACTTTGCGGTTAAAATATAATTATCGGATGTCACGCTGGTTTATAGATTTTAGAACGGTCGACGACGTCGCAGTTGTATCGGGATTGCCGCTATTGCTCGGAACGGATATATTACTCAATTACAAAAGCAAGGCCGAATTGCCCGAGGGCGTTTTTGTAATGGCAAACTTCAAAAATGAAAATACCGAAATCGATAAAACAGCGCTCGGGACGGACGGCTTTTTAAATTTTATTTACGACGACGGAACTTGAAATGCTTTATTTTAATAGAAAAGTAAAATTGAAAATAGGGCGCGAGGGGCAAGACGGCAAAGAATATGAAAATTTTACAATTGACTTTCAGGTCGACAAAGACGCATCGGCGGCCGAAAATTCAGCAACAATCGTTATCATGAATTTATCACCGCAAAGCCGGGCGCTTTTTGAGCAAGAAAACAATATTGTTGAACTTTACGCCGGATATGGGGACGCCGTAAAGCTTATATTTTATGGGGACGTTATCGAGCAAGGGGCGACCCATGCCCGGCAAGGGGCCGATTGGGTAACAACCGTCAAGGCCACGGACGGCGGCAAAAAAATGAGGGAAACAAAAGTCAACGTATCTTTTAAGGCCGATACGAAATATCGGGATGTCTTGAATAAGCTAGTCGAAACGTTGGGTTATACAACCGAGGGGCTAAGATCAATCCCGGACGACATTAAGTTTAAAAACGGATACGTTGCAAGCGGATATGTTAAAGACAACTTAAATATACTTGCGGAAAAATACGACATGCAATGGTCAATCCAAGATAATTCATTGCAGTTTATGCCGCAAAACGAAGCGACAAGCGACACGGCGGTCGTTATCAATCGTCGTCATGGGATGATAAGCTCGCCTATTAAAACCGACAAGGGGATTCAGGTCGCAAGCTTATTAAACCCCGAGCTTAAGATCGGGCGGCTTATCGAATTGGAATCGGATATTTTGGTCGCCGAGGGCAAATCTTATTATAAGGTCAACAAGTTAAGTCACAAGGGGAATTCAAAAGAGGGCGATTTTTATTCAATAATGCAAGTCGAGGCGATTTAATGGGCGATGATAGCAAAAAATATACGGATAAACTTCACGCAATACTCGAGCGAAAAGTAAAAAATATTTTGATGGACGTTCACGTCGCAATGCCCGCACGGGTAACAAGTTACGACTACACAAAACAAAAAGCGGATTGCAAGCCGATGATAAAAAGGCGGTTCCGGGACGGGACAAGCCAAAGCATCCCGGTTATCCCAAACGTCCCGGTCGTATTTCCGAGGGTCAATAATTCTTATGTATATTTGCCGATAAAAGTCGGGGACAACGTCCTTTTAATTTTTTCGGATTATTCGCTCGACAATTGGGCTTTTAATTCAGAGCAAGACCTTGACCCTCAAGACATCCGGGCGCATAACATTACCGACGCTTTTGCTTTGGCCGGGGCTTATGGTTTTAACAATGCAATAAGCGATCTTGCAAATGCCGACGATCTTATAATTAAAAACAATGACTGCAAAATCACTTTAAAACCGGGCGGAACGATGTCGGTTATAGGCAAAGACGGGGTCGACCTTGTCGACGAGGCGTACAAATTGGCCGAGGCCGGGGACGCCGCGACGGTTTCCGTGGTTACGACTCCGATTACGGGGACACCGTGGTCAACACGTCACGAACAGTCGTTGACAAACAAGGCGACATTTACGGCTATAAAAGCAGCTTTGGCAAAAATAAAGGTTTAATATTATGAATTTAAAACTTGATAGCACGGGCGATTTGGCGGTCGAGGGCAACGAGCTTGTTTTGATTGATGGGTCAGAGGAAATCGAGCAGCTTGTGAGCCAGCGACTTCAAACATTTATGGGCGAATGGTTTTTAAACATTACGATTGGTTTGCCCTATTATCAGCATATATTGACAAAGCGGGTAAACCCGACGGTCGTTAATGCGGTCATTGTCCGGGAAATAATCAACACCGACGGTTTCAAAGAATTGACATTTTTCCGAATGGACTATGACGAATCGGCCCGGAAATTGTCCGTCGAATTTGAGGGATACGTCGAGGACGACCCGAACTTGATACAATTTAAAGTAAATCTTGGGGGTTAAAAAATGGCATACGGTTTAACTTCAAACGGCTTTGAGATTAAAGACCTTGCGACAATTAAAAGCGATCTGGAAACATCTTTTAAAACGGCTTTCGGGGCCTCGATTAACTTACAGGCTCAAACGCCGCTCGGTCAATTAGTGGGTATACTTTCGGAGCGCATTTCGCTTTTGTGGGAATTGGGTCAAGCGGTATATCAGGCGGTCGACCCGCAAACGGCCGAGGGCGTTTCGTTAGACAAGGCTTGCGCTTTGGTCGGGATAGCAAGGCGGGCGGCGTCTTATTCGACGGCGACGGTCACTTTGACCGGGGTTTCAACGACGGTCGTTCCGGCCGGGACTCAAATTCAAGTAAGCGGCGATGAGGACGCCGTTTTTGAAACGGACGAAAACGCGACAATCGGCGGCGGCGGTACGGTCGACGTGACATGTACGGCGACAGCGACCGGGGCGATAAATGCGCCAGCCGGGACATTGACGGTAATTGTAACGCCCGTTTCGGGATTGACGTCGGTTACGAATTCCGCCGATGCAACGCTCGGAAGCGCCGAGGAAACGGACGCCGAATTGAGGGCGAGGCGCAATACACAATTACAACAAAGCAAAAAAGGAACGCTTGAGGCCATAAGGACGGCTTTACTTGACATAAGCAACGTCGATGCGGTCGCCGGATATGAAAATACAGGCTCGACGGTCGACGGGGCCGGGCGCCCGGCAAAATCGTTTGAAATGGTAGTCAAGGGCGGAGCAGATCAGGACATCGTCGACGCGATATGGGACGCAAAGCCAGCCGGTATTGAAACATTCGGTTCAAGCTCGGGGTCGGCTACCGATAGTCAAGGCGACTCGCATACTATTTACTTTTCAAGGCCGACGGAATTAAGAATGTATGTTACCGTAAACATTACGCAAGAAAGCGGTTATACCGTAACAAGCGCACAAGTAAAGGCGGCAATTAATGCTTATGAAGCCGGGCTTAATATGGGCGACGATGTTTTGCCAGCCGCCGAGATCATTCCGGCCATAATGGACGCGGTCGACGGAATCCGGGATATTGAGGTATTAGTTTCGGAGCATCCGACGACACCGCCCGTTTCAGACGCCCCGATTACGGTCGACGCCGACGAGCTTGCGACCTTTGCCGATGTCGATATGACGGTCAATATCTCATGAGGTAATTAAAATGGCGATTACTCAAATAACAGATCACGAAGCGGCGGCCCTTGCCCGGCTTTTGCAACAATACAAGGGCAAAACTAATTTTCAAAACTTATTAAAGCAATTTACAACGGAGTTTCAGGCGGCCGAGGACGCAATTTACGATCTTTTATCGGTGTTAAGTATAGACACGGTCGAGGGCGAAGTATTGGACTTAATAGGGGTCGTCGTTGGCATTGCCCGGGAATCAGGTCAGACCGACGCCGTATATCGACAATTTTTAAAGGCCAAAATAGGTCAGAACTTTAGCGACGGGACAATGCCCGAGGTATACGAAATTTTCAATATATTGAGGGGCGCGGCCGACGGATGGATTATTGAATTATTCCCGGCCGAAATACGGGTCACGGTTTCGAGCGCGATTGACGCCGATGTCGAGCCGTACATTGAGCCGATTTTGCAAGACTCGGTCGGGGCCTCGATACTTGTTAATGGCGTCAAATATTACGAGCCGAATCCGTTTATTTTAGGCTGGACTGGCCAGCCAGACCCGACAACGTTAGGCAAGGGGCTTTCATGGACGGGGTCGTTAGATCAGGGCCGGATAGGATGGACTATATAAAGCTTGATATAAAAATTTAAAACTAATTATAATATTCTGCGAAAGGGTTAACAATGGGAAAACCGACAAGTTATGTTGATTGGGCCAACGGCTCGGCGTCTTATAGAACAGAGCCGTCGTCCGGGAAAAAGGGGACAGGGTTCGTTTATCAAGAATATCCGCCGGGGGACGAATTAAACTGGCTGTTTTATAACGTCGGTTTATGGACGCGCTGGCTTGGCAATTCAGTTTTTAAGGACTTCGCAACGGTCGGAAGCGGGACTTATGACGATTACGCCGACATAAATGCGGCGGTCGCTGGCGGGGCATCCAAAATAATTTTGACATCGGATATTGAAGTCACAACACAACAAACTTTCTCAATAAATGACGGAATAATTATCGGTAATGGGTACAGTATTTTGCAAACGACGGGCGCGGCAATACACATGCTTTATGTTTCAGGGTACAATTGCCGAATTAACGATTTGACTTTTTACTTGACCAATACGACCGGGACGGTTACGTCGGCTTTAACAATCGTCAATTATGCAACGCAAGCCAGAGGGATAAGGATACAGCAAAACGGCGCGGGCGGTACGTTGACAAACGGACTTTATGTAAATGCGAATTACAATATATTTGACGGGATAATAAGAAATCAAGCCGGAACAATGACATATCATTACAGGGACTTAGGGACAGACAACGATTTGCGCATAGTCGAAATTTAAGGGGGAAAAATGAAAAAACTTTTTTCGATATTTTTATTTTTGAGCTTAATTTTTATCGGGGCATGCGACGTTCGGCGCGGCAATTTAAACGTAAACGGGTTAGAAATTAACAGCTATAAGTTTCAAATTATGCCGCCCTTGCATTTAGTCTATAAGGACGCCGGGACGGTTACAATTAAAGCCGGGAACTACTACGTCGAACACGGAAACCTTATCAACTTGGCAAGCGACGCCGATTGGAAATTTGACGGCTCTGGCGGTGCTTATGATTACGGGCTGGATACAGGCTCGGAAACAAGCGACACTTATTACTCGATTTATATGTATTACGCGTCTAGCTCGCTTGGCATCGTCGGCTCGGCTACTCTGGCAACGGGGCTTTACGACACGGATTTAAACGGCGATGTTTTCGACCAAAATTTATATTTGGGAACGATCAAAAACGACAGTTCGTCCAATATTATTTATTTCTCGCAAATAGGCAATATCATGATGATTAGAAAGGCCGCAAATCAAACTTCAAGCTCGACGTCTTATACGGACATCGACCCGGCCGACATCCCAAGCGCATTGGCGGCAATGGTAATCGGAACTTTATATACAAACGACGATGCTCGTTGGGCTTATGCTTCGCATGATTGCACGACCGACGATTACCAAACCAGAACTTATACCAGGGGCATGATTTATGTCGCGCCGCAATCCGATGGCGATGTTTGCGTCAAAACGGAAAATGCGGCTGCAAATGTAGTTTGGGCGTCAAGGGGTTATATTGACAAATGGCTGCCTTAACAATGGAAGCAAAATTTATAAAAATAAAATGGTTTTTTGGGTTCGGAGCGGTAACGGTTTACCCGTTTATTTTTTATGTCAATGCATTGTCGGCTGATACCCGGCGTCATGAACTTATTCACTTTGAGCAACAAAGCAAATGGGTCAAGTGGTACACGCTTTATATATTCGGCTGGCTCGCATGGTTCTTTTTATATCTTTTGGTCTTGCCTTTGGGATGGAATTACTGGCGTTTTAAATGGGAATTTGAAGCATTTACAAAAGGCTCTGGATATACCGAGTCATTGACAAAGGAAATATTGAGAAAAAATTATTTGCTATTTTTGCACTAGGGGGAAAAATGAAAAAAATACTTTTTACTTTGCTTTTGGCCGGGGCGCTCGTTTTATCGTCTTGCGCTATAAGGGTTTACAATGAAAAAACCGAGCTTGTCGCGACATCGGCCCCGCAAGCGGTGACGTCGGGATGGGTCGACTTGGGGTCGCAAATCGAAGTGAGAAATTTTGAGCGCATGGCCTTATGGGTAAATGTCGATATTAATAGCACAAATAACGTACAATTTCGGGTCTTATATGGGCTTGAAAGCGCCGGGAACGAATACCAGTCGGTGATATTGAGTCCCGGGTCAAGCGACGTAAAATTCGAGGGCGAGTATTTGGAATATAACGTCGATGCCGACGGGCGCTTTGTTTTTGAGTTTGGATTAATGGGCGCGAATTATGCACAAGTACAAGTCAAGGCCGGGACGGTCGGAGCGACAGCCGGGCAGATCGACGAGGCTTATGTCACGTTAAGCGGCAAGGTACAATAAGGGGGAATAAATGAAAAAACTTTTTATATTCTTATTTGCGTTACTCTTTACAGTCAACGCCCATGCCATAGGTTTGAATGACCCGCGCAAAACAAACTTGGGGACTTATAGCATAGGCGGCGGCATTGACCCGCTTGCTATTGCCTCAAATCTTTTGCCGTCCGTAACAGACACTTATCACTTAGGCGAGTATTCAACGCCTTTATCATGGCAATACTTAGTTCTGAACAATGGAGCGACAGACGGCGGGGCAATTTATTTTGATGGCAATTCAGCCAAATATATAAAGTCGTCAGCCGATGGAACTAGCTTGACCATAAGCAGCGGATTTACCACTACTGTAATGGGTAGTGATATGCTTATGAATAATCGGGATATTTACGGTGTCGGCGGGGGAAATGCAAGTTTATACAACTTTGATTATCTTCAACTTAATAACGCTGCAACCGATGGCGGCACTGTTTATTTTGATGGGGGAACGGCTGTTTATTTGCAATCAAATGCGGCGGGAACGGAATTGACCGCAAAGGCAGCGTCAATAAAATTATGGGGCAATGTCGACATCCCAAATGCTGGAAGGATGTCAATGGGTAATCAAGGTAGAATTTACGGGCTTAACGGAATAGAACTAGTTGGTAATGACTATTTCAAAGTCCCGTCTTTTATTTATTGGGGCGGGAACGCCAAAGAAATCGGGGGCTATTACAATGTCGATTATATGGCGAGAACTACAACCGAGCCGAATCCGTCTTATACCCAAACGAATAAACGTTTTTATATAGATGGCTTTAATAGCACAAGATTGCATTTATACCAGTCGTTGGGGTCGGAATGTTTGACAAATGGAGCGTTAACGAGCGGTACGTCTTGGAGCGACGCCGGGGACTTCACGCTTGCAAATAATAGCGCGGATTACGCTCATAGTACAGGGGCCGGAAGCATTACGCAAGCGCAAGCGGATTTGGCAATCGCATTAAAGGCAAACACTTACTATTTGCTTGTTTACTCGACTGGCGTTGCTCCGGGCGGGGCGGGTGATTACCTGTATATTGACACGGATGTTGCAGACCGCGTTTATATGCTTAGGAGCGAATACTATCGAGGGCAGCAAATAGTATTTAAGACAAACGCGTCGCCGACGGATTTTACAATAAAGGCGGTTTCTACGGCTTGGGCGGGGTTAATAGATACCCTCTCACTAAAAGAAGTCGTTACCGACAACGCCCAAAATTATTTGGAAGTCGTCGGCGGAATTAATTCAAATGGAGCGCAGAAAATTAAAAGGCGCGCGGTCGGGGCGGGCGGAACGACGACCGAGGCAATGGACTATCTTATCGCAATAACAGCGATTACAGGCGGCGGCGATACGGTAACATTGCAGACAGCCGATTGCGTTTTAAACCGCGAATTGGTCGTCAAAGACGAGTCCGGCGGGGCGAGCAGCGCAAACATAACAATTGCAACGCAAGGCGCGGAAACAATAGACGGAGCCGCGACCGCTACAATAAGCACAAATTACGGACATATAACCGTTTATAGTAACGGTTCTAATTGGTTTACAAGATAATTTTAGTATAGGGGGAAAAATGAAAAAATTTATACTTGGATTTTTATTCGCGGCTTTTTTGGTCACGGCTTATCAGGTTTACTGCGAAATACAGCTTAATAATCCGGTAACGTCAAGTTATCAAAATATTTTGGTGCGTGGCGTACAAATCAATCCAGACGGGAATGTTTATGTTTCATTCAAGAGGGCTGATACAGGCGAGGCTGTTCTGGTCAATTCCAGAAATGCCGATGGAACATATAGTCCAAAGGCAAACGTTAATTTTACTGCGCTTGCCAATGTAAACAGTATTATTTCTCAGGTCGAAACGTATATAATCAGTAATGGATTGATTCAAGGGTCGATAGTGGAATAAACTGCGATGCCAAACAACAACGGAAACGGCGACAATTCAAGCGAACGCAGAAAAGGTATGGACGATTTTGCGAGAATATTAAACGAGCTTAAAGAGCAACAAAAATTCATAAGCGACGCGCATTTGTCTTGCCGGGCCGAAACGCGAACGGAGCTTAAGTTTGTCAATGAGTCGGTAAAGTCGCTCATAAGGTCGCAAAACGATATTGTTTCCAAAATCAACGACGTTAATATTACCCTTAACAGCAAAATCAACGGGGTCGACAAGCAATTGTCGATTAAAGATCAAGACCTTGACGGCCGGATTAAGCAAATATCGACGAAGCGAAGCGCGGTCGTCGGTAGCGGCGCGGCTGGCGGGGCCGTCATTGCGTGGGAAATAATCAAGTTTTTGTGGGAAAAATTGAAAACCTTTATTTAAGGACTTTATTATTTTAAACCAAATCGCGGAAAAAATAGGGGACAAAATTATAAATTACCGGGAAAATCCCCGGGAAGTCGCGCTCCAATATATGCTTGTAGTTTTTGGCGGCTTGCCTTATTTATATGCCGGGGACAATCCGGTCATTGAAACCAAAATCGAAACAGCCCCGGACGGGTCAAAAGTAATTATGCAATATGGCGGCGTCGATTGCTCTGGCGTCGTCGTCGAATATTGCCGATGCTTATTCCCGGCATGGGCCAAAGAAAAAAAAGACATGACGGCGCAAGGCATATATTGGGAATTTCCCCGGACGATGCGCCCGGAGCGGGGCGGCTTTGTGTTTTTCGGGAAAAACATCAACGCAATATCTCATATAGGATTGCTTTACAACGATTGGCAATTCTTAGGGGCGAACGGCGGCGGCAAACACGTCAAGACAATTGCAGATGCGGTCAAATATGACGCTTATGTTAATTTGCGGCCTTATCGTTACCGTTCTGATGTCGTCGGGTACTCGAGCCCTTTTAAGCATAAAGACTGGATTAATCGGGAGCAGTAATATATTTTTTTTAAAACTTTAAATTAAAAAGGGGGTTTTTATGATGCCCGAAACGAGGGACTTAATTATCACGCTGGCCGAGATCGGAAACGGAGTTGGAGCATCGCTTGCCGACGATGGAAAAATCACTTGGACGGACTTCCCGAAATTCATGACCGCATTAACGACCGTTCCGGCGCTTATTAGCGGCATAACAAAAATCGACGACGAGTTAAAGGCCGCGACAGAGGACGACGTGAAAAATCTTATCACGGACTTTATGGCCAAGTTTGATTTGCCGCAAGACGAGGCCGAGGCGAAAGTCGAGGCTTGCATCGATGCGGCCTATGCGCTTGTAAAGGCAATAAAGTCATTTTTCTAAGTGGACGCAATTCTCGATATATTCCAACAAATAGGCGGATGGAAAACAATCGTCGGGGCGGCCTTGTCAATCATTGCCGCCCTTTTGACTTTATATTTGAATCACAAAAAGCAATGGCCGTTTAAGCCGAGGTCGAAAAAAATCAATGAATTGCAAGACAAATTCGAGGGCGAAATTGACGACTCTTTATCAAATAAAAAATATGTCGATTACCTTAATGCTAGTGATAGGGTTATCGATGAGCGCGAGCGCTTGCGCCGGGAAAACGAAAACGATAATCAGGCCGACAAGTAAAGCGACTTATCTTTTTTTGCGCTCGCAAGACGTTAACGGGAACAAAAAAATTCTTTGTTGTAGTGTTAAGGGGAACGCCCTTGATTGCAATTCGGACTTGCCCGCCGACACCGAGGAAATGATAGGCTTATACCCGGCCCGGCACAATGAGCTTGTCAAATGCTGTAATTTTCAAAACTTACTGGACAAAACCGAGCCGGACAAATAAAAAGGCCAGCCGCCCGGCAAATCAAAGATTTACACGGTACGGCCAGCCTCTTTGTATTGCCGGGACATCGACTAGTCAAGCGGTCGGTTTACGGCCTTACGCTAATGCCCCTTGCGCTGGCAATACTAAAATAAACTTAACTGCTTTACCAATTGTTTTGATTCTTCGGCCGTTTCCGACAGCGCAATATGAAAATTCTCGACGGCCTCTTTGAGCGAAACCCCGGACGCCGTTAATTTCCCGTGGGTCGTTTCAATCTCAATAACGATTATTTGGAATTTTTCCTTTTCAATCTTTTCGGTTTTTGAAAAATCAATCTTGCCGCGCCGTGACATAATGAGGTTTAAAAAGCTTTGCCAGTTTATGCCCGTTTCGGTTTTTTCCGCTTTTGCTACGCTTTCCATTATTCCGCCTTTCGTTTAAAAATTAATTTAAGCCAATTTAAGCCGTTTTCCCCGGGGCGACCGACCCTTGCTATTCCCGGGCCTCAAAACACGCTAAAAACGGCCTTTTCTTTTGGTTTAGACGCTATTTGGGGCGGCGTATCCGACCCGAAAGGTAAAAACAGATAAAAGGAAAAGGCCAGAAAGCCGCCCGCAAGAGCGTCAAGCCAACGTTTATTTAAAAGATCGCTCGCCTTTTGGGACTTCCCAAGCCAAAGTAAAATAGCTTTGCCCGGTCAATTTCCGGGCGTCAAGCATAAGAGAAAATGCTTTTTGAGTATTTTTATCAGGGGCGATCGTATGAGGCAACTTATTTAATTCGCGATATTGCGGCTTATACTCGATTTTTTCCTGAAAATATTTTGCAAACTGCTCTTTGCCTAACATACGCTTTGCCCGGGATAAGAGGCTCCCGTCCCATGAAATTTTTGGGTTTTCCCTCAAGACCGCGACGACGCCGTCGCCTTGAATGCGCCGGGTCAATCTCGTCGGGTCGACAGCAGACTCTTTTGACTTTTCGATAAGCAATAGTTTGATGGTTTCAATTACCGTATAAGCTTCGTCCCGACGCGCCCGGGCCGAGTCATACACGGCCATTAAACTTTTTAAATCGTCGGTGTTCAAGTTAATTAATTCGCCAGTGTTAAAGTCAATTAATTCAATGTTTTTCATTTTATGCGCTCCATAGTTTAACGTCGCCGTTAGAGCTTTTGTCATTCTCGGCGACTTGGTTTAAAAATTATGATTGGCCTTTTCGTCGTCGGTTAGTGGTTCCCATGCGTCCGGGATGTCCTCATAAGTGACGTCGATTGGCTCGTCGTCCGGCGGGGCCATTTTTGGATTATTTTGTTTGTCAAAGGCTGTCCAGATGGGCTTTGCCCCGGAGTAGACCGTATGCTCGCCCGCCTCTTTGTCTTTAAAATTCCGGCAATAGTACGTCGGGCCGTTTTTCCCGTCCGGCTTGTAAGTTAACTTGTCGCCGCAGACGTCGCATTGAAAATGCAAATTATCAATTGTTGCCATGTCCGAGCGGTCGGCGGCCTTTCGTTCAGGCGCCGGGGCCTCTTTTTTAATTTCCTTGCGCCTTGATGCTGGCGGCGTATTGGCCGGGGTCTTTTCGTCGTTGTCGGTTTGCCCCATTTCGTCGGGCGTATACAGGCCGGACAATTCTTGAGGAAACGCCTTGCGAAGCGCGAGCGCCTCGGCGCATTTTGAAAGCATAAGCTCGGGCATTTTTTGCCAGAGCGGGGTCAATTCCATTGTTTTTGATTTTTCGTCATAATGGGCGACCTTGTATGATTCATATTTCGCAATGGCCGTCAAGGGCTGGGCGAAATCCTTGCGGTAAACGGTCGCTTTGGCGGCCGCTGGCGGCTTATTTGAAAGCCAGACATCGACCCATTTGCCGTCGTCGCCACAAAAGAGGACATCGCCTTGACCCGCATATTTCCCAGAGCGTTCGGCAATCAGGCGAAAGCCGTCGATTGAAGTTTGTACTGACATTTGCCCCTTGCGCTTGATTGCATAAATTTGCCGATTGAAAGGGTCGAGCTTTGTCCTTTTACATTGATAAAGGAAAATTGAAAGCTCGTCGTCCGAGGCGTCTTTTGCAATTTGCTTTTTGATAAGCGCGATTTGCTCTGGCGTAAAGACGACATCGTCGGCTTTCATAGGCGGGGCGCTGGTTTGAGCTTGCGGCAAATTTTCGACACGCTTGCCGCTTTCGTCGATAACGATTTTTTCGTTCATGGTACACCGTCCTTTGGTATGGGTTTCGGCAACGACCGTCATTTAAGGGTCGTTGACCTTGTAAAAGAAAATATTGGAAACGAGGCAAAAAGTCAAAAAAATAATGTCGGAAAAGTCAATAATTCTTGCCAGATGCAATATATTTGCTTATTTTCGGACATTGTTTGAATTTAATGCTTGACAATGGCTTTAAATTTGATATTATTAAATCATGGTAGCAAGGAAAACAAAAAGGAACGAAACCTTAACAAGGGGGCATGCGATGTCAAATTTAATCCCAAGACGTAACACTTTTTGTTGCTCGGCTTGCAATGGCGAGCTTAAGCAGTACGGCGACGCGACTCAAGTTTATGAATGTCAGTCATGCGGCGGGCTGCAAGGTACGACTTACGACGGCCTTATCAATCAATATGTAAAGGTCGGGACTTTGAAAGACGGTTGCGAGGACGGCTCGGCACTTTATTTCGACTTCACAATTCTTTCGGGGAAAGACGGAAGCGTCAGGCGCGTTCATGGCTGGTTTGACCCGAAAGACAGGCAAGTCGTCCAATACGGATAATGCTTAAGGGCTGAAAGTCAGGGGCGGCGCAAGTCGCCCCGCTCTTTGGAATCTTAACCTTAACGAAAGGACGGTATAAAATGAAAAAGAACATATATTTTAAAAATCTTAAAACAGGCCGATATTTTAAATTTTCTACTCTTTGCGTCGGCCCCGAAGTCGACCCGCCGGACAATTCAAACAAAAGCTTTTATTATCCTGTTTGGCAAATCGTCGTAACGGAGAAAAAATTAAATCGCAAAGCAAAGAAATAAATTTGACAAAGCAAACGTATTGCTTTAAATTTAAACATTAATGAAAGGGGTATGCTATGAAATCACTCGAAAAATTCGTCCGTAAAATCCCGGTGACGCTGCTTGTTGTTAATAAGTCGACCGGGCGGCAAGTCGAGATCGAGGCCGAGCAATATCCAAATGCGACGGTCAAGGTTTTTATGCTTATCGTCCCGAACAAAGAGCTTGCCGAAACGCTCGACGTCATTGGATATAAATTCTTAAAACTTATCGACGAGGTGAAATAATGAAAATAAAAAATAAAACAGGTTACGACGGCCCGGCTTATGGTCTAGGCCGGGCGCTCGACTGGTTTAAGTTCTTTATTGAGAACGCGCCGAACGTCAAGACGGACGACCTTTTTGTCGAGGTCAAAAAGTCACGGTCGCGGGAGATCGTCGTCGGGTATTGCAAATATCCCCGGGGCCGGGGCAATTACCTAATAAGGGTCGGCGTTAATTTTCAAATAAGCTTGCCTTATGTTTTGCGGTATGCGGTCGAAACAAAGCGGGTCAAGACGCCCGGGGACGGGACGCCCGAGGCTTGCGAGCTTGAGCGCGAGCGCGGGGTCGTCGACTGTAACATATCCCGGGACGGTGAATTTCTTTGGATATACGACTCGGAACGATGCGCGACATTTGACGAGCTTGTCATTTGGATATTGAGCCATGAGCTCTGGCATTACTTATGCCATACGAAACAAGCGACCGGGAATTATCAGACCAAAGCGAACGCATACGGGTTTAAAATTTTAAGACAATTTAAAAAAGGACGGTAAGAAATGAAAAGAAAATTTTATATCGATTACGAAAACGACTCCGGGGCGGAAATGCGGAAACATCCCATTTATGGCAACAACAAGGACAATTCTCAGCCGATAGGTCATATCACTATTAACGAAAAAACAGGTTCGTTTTATATTGTCGCGGATAAAGGCGGGTTTTTAGTCGAAGTAATGAACAAAAAAACAGAAAGGCGGAGCTTATGAGGGCAAGAATAAAGCGCGAATCAGTAATTCAAAGAATCATTTGGAAAATCGATCTTGAAAAACTTTCGCGGTCTATTGTGAAAGACATCGAACATTACCCAAACGAAGTCCTTGACCGGGTTCTTGCGATGCTTTACGATAACGGCCGGGACAAGTCGCTTGTTCAGGGCAAAGAGTACGACAAGCTTATCGCCCGGCAAATTGAGAAAATTTGCGAGTCGAGCCAAACGGCGTTAAGGGGTTAATTCTTGCGCGGGGCAAAGGGTTCGTCCAGCCGTTCCGTCGATAGAGGCGGCATAGCATACCCAACGGCCTTTTGCCTTTGCGCGCTTATAAAAAACATGAAAAAAATAAAAATCATACGCGACCCGGCCGAAATAATGGCGCTTGTTAAGACGGGGACGGTATACGCCGGGGAGTATTTCAGGCCCGGCGACGAGTTTGTCCCATTGATTGCCGAGCAAGGCGGCAAATATTATTTATTTAGAATGAAATCAGCCGGGGACGTAATTCAAGTTTTAGAAAAGAAAAAAGCGAAACATGCTCGATCGGCGAATCATTAAAAAAATGGACAAATCCGAAAAGCTTGTTAGACGCAAGCCGGGCGGCCCCTCGACGGGAAATGAAAATTTTGTTTGCCCGGTATGCGGTAGCAAAGAGCTTTTTCCGTGCGAGCATTTTTTTTGCTTCGACCTTATAACCGGGGCGGCTTATTACTGGTTAGACCCGGGGGACACCGAAAACTTTGACATTGATTAAAAACTTTTAAAAAGGGGCGAAACATGGGAAACGAAACAAAAGAAATAAAAAACGAAAGCATTAAAAAACATTATTGGGCGGCCGCGATTATTATTCGCAAATCGCCTTTGGCCGGGATGCCGAAAGTCGCGCCGTCAACAATGGTTTTAGACAAGCATCCTCTTTTACATGAGCTTGAAGTCCGCGACTCGGGCGTCGTTTTCCAATGGCAAAATTGGATTGAAATTCCAAAAGACATTTACGACGCTTATTTCTCCGAAATGAGAAAAAACGCCGGGGAATCGAAAATATTACAGGCGATCGGGGCATCAAACAATTTGAAAAGGAAATAAAAAAGACCCCGCGACTGGCGCCGCCCGGCGGTGACAGGGCAACGGGGCGAGGTCTTAACGAAAAGAGTAGTATGGTATAATGCATACTTGCATAGCAGAAAAAAAAAGTCAAATATCTTGACTTAAATTTTTGAACTGGTAGTTTTTGCAATTAATGGGATATGCGCAAAAAATATTTTTAAAATCTTTTGGGCCGTCGAGCGGTGTTAAGTCACGTCAAAAAACTTGCCTTAATTTAGCATATCCCATGCGACCGCCGACGGCTCTTTTTTTGAGGTTTGCATGCCGCGAATAAACCTTGACGATGATTTTTTTGTCGACCCTAGATTGCAACGGCTGGCGATTCGATACGGATGTTTTAGTAAAGCGATCGGGGACATGGTGAGATTATATAGGCTTGCGCAAGAGTATTTTGTCAAAGACAAGCTTATCCCGGCCCGGCTTTATGAAAAAGAGTTTTCCCCGGACATTGCCGAATGCGACCTTGTCGAGAAAAAAGGCGGCGGTTATTACGTCCGGGGCGCCAACGACCGCTTTAACTGGTTAAAAATGAAAAAAGAGGCCGGAAAACTAGGCGGGGAGCGGAACATAAGCCGAGCCAAGCGGGACGAAACAGGCCGATTCACCGCCAAGCAGAATCCAAGCAAAACCAAGCACATCCAACCCTCTGACTCTGACTCTGACTCTGACTCTGATTCTTATTCTGACTCTGACTTAAAGAATAAATACGGCGCGACCGAAAAATCGGTCGCCGCTTTTATTGGCCTTTGGATGGACTACAACAAGGGTTTATATAATAGCGACGTTCCGAGAACAGGGAAATTTATTGGGACGGCTAAAAGAATAGTTAAAGACTTGGGTTTCCAAAAGGCGGCTGATTTGGCCGAGGCTTATTTTGCGATGCGGGACAAATGGTTTGTAACAAAGCAGCACGATATATTTACTTTTGAGCAAAACTTGAATAAAATCCAAACTTATTTAAAAACCGGGAAGTCGATCACGGCCGACGACGCAAAAAAGATCGAAACGGCCGAATATAACGCCCGGGCATTGAAAGCGGTATTATCGAAAGGCGGTGAAAATGAATAAAGACGAATTTTTAAAAGGCTTATTTCTTTTGGCTCAAGCTTGCGAGGTTAAGCTCGACCCGAGGCTTGCGGCTCTTTATGCCGATGTTTTGAGTCAATACGGATGGGACAGGGTCGGCATTGTCCTGAGAGGCTTTCAAATTAGGGCCAAAAAGGGCCTTTTCCCGGCAATAGGCGAGTTTTCAGACAAACTTGACCCGCCAGTATCAGACAAGCGCGAAGCAATCGAGGCGGCCAATAGAATTATCGAGGCGGTCGGGACTTATGGGGCCTATAATTTTGAGGCCGCCAAAGAGCATATCGGCGAACTAGGGGTTTTGGTAGTCGAGCGGTTTGGCGGCTGGCCAGATTTATGCAAAAACTTAAACGCCGAGAACATGGTCGGCATCCGGGCGCAATTGCGCGAATTGGGCGAAACCATGATTTATCGGGAAAAACAGGGGCGCCGGGAAATCCCGCCCGCGCTCAAGGATATTGTCGGCGAACTTGGCCAAAAAATGGGGACAAAAAAAATTAAAGGCGGTGAAAAATGAAATACGTCTATATTAAAACGGAGCCGAGGGTTTACACGGTCGGCTTTTACACGCCCGACGGGAAATGGGAGCCAGAAAGCGATTGGAATAAACGAGAAAATGCGGCGCAACGGGTTTCTTATCTTAACGGCGGGGCGGCCGAAAGTCCCAAAGAGGAAAATGAAAATTTACCGAGCCTATAAAAAAATATTCACGTCGGACGGGAAGTATTATCCGGAAATAGCGAAGCACAAGGGCGCCCGGGTCGGACTTGACGAAAGCGAGCAAGGGGACGTCGAGGCTTTTGTTCAAGATCGGTTAAAGGCAAGGGTATTGCAAGGCGTTCGGGACAGATGCGACCGGGGCGACGCCGAAAAAAGCAAGGCATATAAACGCAACGGGGCCGGGGCGGAGATTGCCTTTGCCAAGCTATTTGGCGGTATCGTCAAAATGGGTTTGCGCAAAACTAATTGGGCGCCAGACGCCGGGGACGTCAAGCTTTGGGGCGGGTACTACGTCGACGTCAAGCATAACGGGCTAAAGGGGCATTGGGCCGCAAAGACGCTTTTAATCCCTCTTGAAACGCTTGCAAAAAGCCAATGCGATCTTTTTGCGCTCATGACGGGCGATTACCCGGACTTCCAGTTTTGGGGGTTTTGCCCGAGGCTTGAGGTTATGGAACGATCTTATAAAAAAGATCAAACAATAAAGCGCCCGGGATACCCGGTCAACTATCACGTCCGGGAAAGCGATCTTTTGGATTTTTGGGAAATTACTTGGGGGAGCTTAAGGCGTGGGGCAAATGCGAACTTGTCGGCTTTGTGGCAATAACGACTTGCAAATATCCCGGGTCGTCGGGTATTGCCTCGGCTTTTCAGATTGGCGCGGTTACGTTTGTTTTTTGTGTAATGAAATAAAAAAGGGCAAAAAAGTATTGCTAAAATCAAAAGGCAAGATTTATAATTGGGACACTTACAGGCGGGGGCGAGTCGTTGAAATACCGACGCCAGAAAAATAAAAATCCCGAAAGGGCGTTTTTAAAAGACGCGCTGAACTATTTGAAATGGACGGAACACGTCGCGTTTATGATTAAAACGACGGGCGTTGTTATCCGAGGGACGAATCGCTGGCACAAAGACCCGTACCGGGCGACTGGCTTGCCGGATTTGCTAATTATCCTCAAAGGCTTTTCTGTTTTTTGCGAATTAAAACAAGGCAATAACAGGCCGTCGCTCAATCAAAAAATGAGGCTTTCGGAAAACGCAAACGCGGGCGGCTTTTCGATGGTTTGCTATGACCTTGACGATCTTGATACCGGGCTGAATGTAGTCAACAAACTTATAGCCAAAAGGCTCAAGCATGGCGTGTTTAATAATCTTGGCGACAATAAGCGGCTTTTTGATGGCGGTTATAATTCGCCGGGCGCTCAAGATAAAGATTGAAACCATGAATATTGACGATGCGGCGCTTTGGCTTTGGGGCGAGAAAAACAGGCGCCGGGACAAAAGGGGCGGAGATTGCCATTTTGCAAAGAATGTAAACGGGAATTCGATTACAAGCCGGGGCAAGAAATTGTTCCAATGCTTGGAATGAAATATTGCTCCGAAACATGCTGGCGACAGTCCCGGGAATTCGATCGCAAAACGAAAAACTTTCGCTGCATGTTGAAAAAAATACCAGCGAAACAAAGAATCCGCTTTTTAAAGGTTTTTGTTGATAAAGATTTTGACGACTACGAGCTTGAATATAATAAAATTATTTGGGAATTTTGCACAAAACACAAAGTCAAAATATGGGGCAAATATGAGCTTAGACTATTATCCTGATTTAAAAAAATTCGACCAAGTAAGCGGCGAGGAAACCACGGTCAAGCAACACACAAGGCAAAAACACATGCTTTGCTTTTCTTGCCTTTCGCAAGTCGAGCTTGTAGAGGGCGAAACTTCATGGGGCCAGATGATAGGCTCCAAATTTAAAAACGGGAATCCGGCGTTTATTTTGACGACCGTATACGAGGGCTTTTGTCGGGAATGTCAAAGAGAATACGAAATAATTGTGAGATCGGAATATTGAAAGGCGGTGTAAAATGGGAAACAAATATTATCAAGAGGCGGCTTGGTATAAAGACCCGATAGCAAGTGGACTTCATTTTTTCCGGGGCGGGTTTTTGGTCGAGGGCGAAAGGGTCGAGCCGACAAAAACCTTGCATGCCGACGAGTTAAGGCTTTTAATCCCGTTTTTAGTTAACAACGGGTATATTTCCCCGGTCACGGGCCGGGACAAAAGCGACGTCGAGTTAATTAACAGGCTTGTCGATATAATAGAAAAAAGTATGTTTCAGCCGACAATCTTGCCTTTTGCCGAAAGGGACAAATAAGCGATTTGATTTTATTTATATAAATCTGATAAATTGAAATTATGACAGACGACAAAAAAAAGACAAAGCGGCGCGGGAATCCGGCGTGGGTCAAAGGGGTTTCGGGGAATCCGAAAGGCGGCCCGGTGTTACCGCCCGAGGCCCGGGAAGTCCGGCGAATGACGACCGAGGAAATTATAATAATCGGGACAAAGCTTTTTGACATGCACGTCAAAGAATTAAAGGCGAGATCAAAGCGGCTTGACATCCCGGTCAAAGAGGCCGCACTTGCAAAGGTTCTTTTGAGGGCCATTGAGGGGGGCGACGAAAAGAGACTCGACGCGATATTTAATCGGGTAATAGGTAAAGTCAAAGACGTTTTAGAATTGGCCGGGCATATAGGCGTCGGGGTCGGCGATCTTGACGGCTTAACTTTGGACGAGATACGCGCAAGGCGCAAAGAGCTTGAGGCCGAGCGCGACAAAGTATTAAATGGAAAACGCAAAAAAAATACCGAAACGACGTCGGACTCCAAAGGAACAGCCGCGCAAGATGGAAGCGGTCAAGGCGCTTGAAAAGGAACTACTAAAAATCGACCTTGCCGAGCAAAGGGCTTTAATTAGAAGCAATTTCTTAGCTTTCACCGTTCACACGAAGCCGGATTTTTTAATCTCATGGGTTCACCGCCGCATGGCCCGGGAGATCGAGCGGCTGGCCCGGGGCGAAATTCAAAAGCTTATGATATTTTTGCCGCCGCGCCGGGGAAAATCCGAATTGACATCCCGCCGTTTGCCCGCTTTCGCTTTGGGCCTTAATCCAAATGAAAAAATAATCGCATGTAGTTACGGCGGCGACCTTGCGCTCATGATGTCCCGGGACGTTCAAAACATAATGCGCGACCCGACTTATTACCGCTTATTCCCCGACTCGATGTTACAGAGCTTGAGATCGTCGAAATACGGGAAAAAATACGCCGAGCAAGCGGACTATTTCCAAATTGTCGATGCGGGCGGCTATTACCGATGCGCCGGGGTCATGGGTGCAATAACGGGCATGGGCGCGACGCTTGGCATTGTCGACGATTACGCAAAAGACCCGCTCGAGGCTCAAAGCTTGACATACCGAAATCGCGTATGGGACTGGTACAGGGCCGCTTTTTTAACAAGGCTTGAGCAAAACGCCCGGCAATTATTAACGGCGACGCGCTGGCATGAGGACGACTTAGCGGGCCGGATTTTAAATTCACCGAAAGGCGGCGATTGGCAAATTATAAAATACCCGGAAATCAAAGAGGACGACGACGACGAAACAGACCCGCGCGAGATCGGCGCCCCGTTATGGCCCGAAAAATTCGACACGAACGAAAATGACTTAATCGCGTCGGTCGGCTCTTATTTTTACTCGGCCCTTTATCAACAAAGGCCCGCGCCGTCGACCGGAGAATATTTTAAGCGGGAAAACTGGCGCTTTTATAAGACCTTGCCGGAAAAATTCGACAAAATAATATCGGTATGGGATTTAAACCGGGGCAAAGATACCCGGAAAGCAAAAAAGGCGTCCTATAATTGCGGCTTGATATTAGGCAAGGCCGGGGCAAGCATTTATGTCATTTGGCTTTACAGGCAAAGAGGCGGCTTTACTGAAACAAAACAGGCGATTATCGACATGAAGCGAGCGCGGCCGGAAGTCGGCAAGGTAATAGTCGAGCGGGCGGCGTCCGGGGACGCGGCAATCGATATGTTAGAAAAGGAAATCCCGGGGCTTGTCGGCAAAAGTCCGAAAGGCGACAAGGCAGTCCGGGCCGACGCCGTTCAACACGTTCACGAAGCGCAACAAGTATATTTGCCGGAGCCGTCAAGCGCGGCATGGGTCGAC